GCCAAATTTGCAGCGCCTCCCTTAAACAGGCGGGTTCCTAGGAGCCTGCCTGGGAGAGAGAGACGCCCCAGAACTCGTGTGATACTATAAAGCCAATCCCGATGCTTCGCGGGATTCAGTGGGGCGGGCCCCAAGCCAAGATGAGTTCCATACGGCTGGATTGCCGTAGGGAACTCGTCTCGGGGTAACCGTCCATGAATCCAACGAAGTACCAGGGAATGAACCCAAGCGGGCTCTGCGCCTCGAGAAACTAAGTCTTGTGCTAATGGCTTTAGCACCTGACGAAGTTCCTTGAGGTTCAGAGGTCTTGCCCGGGTGGGATCATTCCCAATTTGTGAATTGGCCCAAAGTATCAAAGACCTGTGTCGGGGAGGAACTGTACGCAGTCTTGTTGGAAGCCCAATCCCCCCAAGTTCTTGAGGAAGATACGGAGAGAATCCCCAACGGAACCATTTCCGTATAGACCGACCGTGAAATCCCTTGAAGATTCGGTTAATGAGACCGAACCTCCTCGGGAAGAAACGGAAGGCCTGTGCGAAAATATCCGCGGGGTTTCCCAACGCATCACCCAAAAGAAATGAAAGGGGACAAACTTCCATACAGCGTGTCCAAGACCGAGGCTGGCCAGTTAGCCACATCTCGCAATAGATTCCTTTGTTGATCTGACGCGACCCAATCCGTTGGTTTGCGGACAGAGTCTTGTCAGCAAAGTAATCTTTTACAGGATGTACTTTACCACCAGTCCCAGTAATGAACACGTCGTAGCGATCACTTTCGGGTTTGTTAAAACTTGCGATGATATCATCACCACAAATTTTAACAGACCTTTTTGCGATCGCCCAAGCCTGTTTAAGGCTTCTCCCTCCAACCCGTAGCGCGTACACGACGGCACAAAGGTTAACAAAGCACAATATTGCCCATGTCATAGGCTCTCCCATGAGGATCCCATTTGTTGATAGGTACCCATCTCGATGCAATTCTTTTGTCCCCAAACCACGGGGGTAAGAGATTGGATCGAGGTGGTGCGCACTACCCATAATGTAATCCTTAGGGGGGAGTTTGTCGTAAAGACGATTGGGAAGTCCGTGACTCCAGTAACCAACTGGAGGAACGTCCAAACCAGTCGTCTCCAAGACATGATAGGGGCCGTAAAATGCCCTAATAACCCTTGCGTCGTCTTCAGTCACTCCCAACCAAGACAGGAGGTAATCGAGGATGAAACCAACGGACTCGAAGCCCAAGTTGTCCGTGGCCTCCTTGAGATCAACAGATCTCAAGGAGCACCCCGGACGGCAGAAGACCGAAGGTTCACGTTTCGCCTCTTTTACTCCCGTCAAGATTGGGATGCTCCCCAATAACTGGTTTACACGACCACGTAGGCCAGTTGTTAGGAAGCGCGACAGTGCACTTGATACGGTAGCTACCCTCCACTTAAACCCCCTCTCACTCAAAGCAAGGGGGAGGCACGTTGGCAGCGGGATTGGGTCCCCTGCATACTCTTGAACAAGGTTAATGAGACCTTGTGGAAGAGACATGCACAGTCCCCAATCCCTTATATCGTTGATGAATGGTTGCACCACTTTGTCCTGCAGGGCTCCAAAATCCAATGGAACTCCACAGAACGGGTGGGTGTAATCAGTCATCTTCAATATTTCAGCCGCCACACCTCCCTCTTTCCGAGAATGAGAAAGAGTAGCGGAGGAGGATAGCGAAGAACAGGTTTCCCCACGTCCGATAGACCGAATTCTTTTTGCATACCTGTTGCTGATGTAGTCCATGGTTTCTCGCATTGACTCAACTAGCTCGATTCCCATCTTAGGGACAAGCCGAGTCAGAGCCTTTTGGTGTTTGGTTAAAACATCAAAAGACCCAGACTTGGGGGAGGGCAACGCCCTCCCAATCGAAGAAAGTTGGGCCAATGTCCGAAGCGAATGGTCGAAACCAGCAACAGATTTACGAATTGAAAACTGTTCACCGGGCGCGGGCTCAAGTTCCAGGGCGACCCTCCGGAAGTTTTGGAGTGAGAGCTTTATAGCTGATGCAAGTCTTCCGGGCTGCCAGGTTATCCGGTTTATCAACCAATTCTTCAAGTACCGAAGGGCGAAACACCTCTTCGATGCTTGTCGGTTTGTGTTGATATACTTAGGAATAACCAGGCTTCCCGGTTGCACCAGATCTAAGGTTCTAACCCAGAGCCTCCAGAAGGTAGCTGCAAGTTTAGTAGTTTCTGTCCGTTGCGGGACGTGAAATGGAAGACACAAATAACGAATCAGGCTCCAACTCGGGAGCGCCTGGTCCTTCCCTCTGTGGGAGGAGGTGGATCCACTTACAATGTGGGTTCTCCTCCGACTTCGGAGAGGATTTGGAGCAGCCGTGTAGGCCGAAAGGGTAGACGAACGTCGACCCTTTTTGGACTCCCCTGATTCAACAAACCTATGGGAACAAGTTATCTTGTTTTTATAGGTTCCTTTGGTTCGTTGAG